TTAAAATTCTTCTATTACATAAACCTTCACAAAAACATCATATTTAGCTGCCAACTCTTCCAGTTTCGTTTCTCTGTATTTTGTCACTGTAAAGAAATGAATAACTGGTACTTTCCCGTTATGCTTTTGTTTATAAATTTGTGTGAGTTCTTCATATTTTTTCAACTTTTCTTCATTCACTTTCATTTTCTGTGAGCGATCTATTTCAACTGCATGAAGTATACTTTCCTCATCACGAAACTTCACATCAGGAATAATTCTTTTTTTCTCACCATTTTTTCTATATTTTATTTCTGTTTCTATTTGCCAATCATCAGGACAAAATAAATGCAGCCACGCTTCATTTCTCAATATCGCATGCTCCATTCTATTTCTAGAAACAACCTTTCCTTCCCCTAGTAACGCATGCCCTTCTTTATTTAAGTAGTAAACATATTCTTTATAGTAAGTAACACGACTAATAAAAGGCGTTAAGTCTTTCATAATACGATTTGCATTCCGTATACCACCCATATTATGCACACACATTAAATGCCGTCTGGTGGCAAACTGCAGCTTTCTAATCGTCGCAAGTATCATCATCTGACGTTCTTTCTTCAATTGTTTCAATGTACTCATCCTTCTCCACCTCATATTCTCTAAGATGTTTCCACATAATCTCATCTTCAATAAAAGGTACTTGTAACTCAGTGAAGGTGTCTTTCATGTAAATGGCCCTTCCTGGAATGGATGGCAATACTTCTAATCCCGGCTGATCAATTACAACTTCAGATGCGGTACGTGTAGGTAATCTAAATCCTAGTTTGGCATTAGACATCTGCTTCACGACTCTTGGCAACGAATCACTAGTTGGATATTGCGTACAAAAAACAATTCGAAAACCTAGCGCTCCACCTACTCGCGCAATATGACTGATCATATATTGACACTCTTCTAACATTTGATTATGCGGTTTTGGTAATCCCTTTGCTGGAGCTAATACCGCACCTTCATCGATAACGATAAAATACCGATCTCTTTCTTTTGTATGAACAATATTCTTAATGCCGCGCTCTTTCATGAACATTCCGCGCTCACTCATCTTCTCCGTGACTTTTATTAACATCGCATGCGCTTGTTGCGGTGTTTCTGCTATCATTTCAACTTGCTGCAGTTTCTTATATTCACTAAACTCCAATCCTTCTTCTTTCAGATCAATTAAATAAAAATGTGCATGATCAGGATTAGCTAATGATAAGGTAGTAAACATATTCTTTAAAAACACTGTTTTCCCCATACGGATTAACCCGCCAATTGCCATATGTGGCGTTTCATCGAAATCATGATACATAATTCTTTCTAAACTCTGGCCAATCGGCACACGCCATTTTCCTTTTGTCACTAATCGTGTAGACCAATCCCATTTCTTCGGTATTTCTTTATGGAATACACGAATATTCAATCTGTAATTATCGTATTGAATTCGAACAGGCTTATTTAATCCTTCGCTTACAACATCCTCGACCTTTTGAATAATTTTACTTGGCATTCCAACGGGCAAGGTATAAATAAAAGTTGTGCTTCGATCATCATCGACTTGCTTTTGAAACTTCGGATAATGCAATTTGTCTTCTCTCTTTATAGCAATTCCAGATACCTCAAAGAACACTTGTATCTTTCGCTTATCATCATCTTTACGTTTGAACTTATCACCGAACAATACGACTGTTAAACCAGTAGCTGGCACCAATAATAATTCGATCATTTTTCTCCCCCTTTTTATACCCTTAATTGGGTATAAAACTCCCTCGCAAGTAAACATCGTTCGTACAAGGGAGTTTCGTTGTTAGCCCTAGCAACTCAAATTCCATAACTCTCTTCCTTTATAGAAACGCAAAGAGAACATATCGTAGAAGATACAAGAACGAGCCTGTGAGCGTTGTGTACATGGTCATACGTGGAAGCCAATATGGAACACTCTGACCCATTTTCTTTGCAACCTTCATCGTAATAACTGACAAGCCTGTTGCCGTCCATACTACTACTGCTTCTCCTACGATTGTCATTTGAATCCCTCTTTTCGAATGAGTTGTAATCCCTTCGGTGTCATAACCGGTTGATACTCATTAATGACATCTCCCCACTCAAGCACTTCATCCTCATCTTCATATAAATCATCCATTATATCTTTTGACAAACTGTAATAACCTCTGTACTCACGATTATCAAAAACCTCATGTCTTTCCATGTGGCCCATAATTGCATTTGTTTCTTTCTTGCCATTGGAATTTCTATGCATACTTCTTAATTCTTTTGATGGATACAGGTAAGGCGTTTCATTTAAGTGTGAATATTGCCAACGCATGCGCGCCCTCTCCCCTCTTGTTGTCCTCGATCCCACTTGGTGTTCCTCGTGGTCTTGATATAGGTATATGACTTAGAAGGAGCTATATTGCCTGTCCATTTAATTTTTTCTAAATATTCGTTGATTAAATTAAAGGAGGACACATTTCCATATGCGAATTGTATATAATTAAAGAGGTGATATTATGCGATTAAAATGTAAACTTCGTATTATTTTTGCTGAAAGGGAAATACGTCAAAAGGAATTTTCAAAACTTATTGGAATTAGTCAAACTACAATGAGCTCACTTGTTAATAACACGACGCTCCCTAGTTTTCTTACGGCTTACAAAATTGCAAAAGAATTAAAATTGCACATGGAAGAAATTTGGATAGAGGATATAGAGGGGGATAATGAAAATGTATAAAAAACTTATAAGTATTTGCATTGGAAGTACCTTATTGTTAGGTCTCACAGCTTGTGATTCTTCTAAACAAAGTGAATCAAGCGAAAAAGCAAACGTCAAATCCCAACCAGAAACTAAAAAAGATTTAACATCTCAGGATGAATTAAATAAGAAGATAAAGCAAGATGCTGAAGAAGTTAGTTTTGTTAAGGCTAATGGTGACCAATACACGCAAGGAACACGTCTAAAAGCTACTGGTACTGTGGATCTATTGCTAAAATCTGCGACGATACCCTCTTTTATCATAGGTACAAATGAAAATGGAGGAAACGGTATGTACACTATTCAAATTGCACAAAGTGGAATACAATCAAGTGAAAATGAAATAACACTCAAAAGCGGATTAAAAATATCTAAAGGTGCAACAGTAACAATTTATGGCGTCTACGATGGAAAAGATAAAACTGGAATGCCTAAAATTAGTGCAACAGTTATTGAGCAATAAAAAAAGCCGTCGTAATGACGGCTCTTATTTTTGTTAACCAAACTATTCTTTTGTATAGAAGTATTTAAGTCCTTTCGCATCTAACCACGCTGTTGCTCGATCTAGTTCATTCCCTTGGCGATATGCTGTTTCAAATCTAACTAATCCTTGTTTATCTCCATATGAGATAATACGAGATTCATAACCTAGGGCATCCATCATTCCTAACATCTCAGGTACTAATGCTGTACCAAATTCATACGTAACAACTTTGCTAAATTTATTCACTGTAATCTCCACCTCTCTGTTATTTGTACTTGATTGAATTGTTTTGCCAACAATAACCTCAGCTACCGCTTTAGCTGCCTTGTCAAAGTTAGCACGGTATTTTTGCATATCTGTTTCATTATCAATAAAGCAGATTTCTGGAAGTAGTCCGGTCTTCGTTTTATTAATCCAACCTAATTCTGTTGAAAACTTAATTCCTCTATCTCTTAATCCGAATGCATCGGCCATCGCTTTTGAAATTTTAGCTGCTAATTCTCTATTACCGTATGAAGGATGTAACCACACTTCACAACCTGTACCGCCTGGAGTGGCATTTAAATGGAACTGCAAATCTACATCACTATCTTTAACTCGTAAGTGGTTATTGGCTGCATTATTCCAAACATCGTATTTTGTCGTTCCTACTTCGTCAGAACAGTTCACATAATTCCATCCTGCTGCTTGTACATATTTAGCAACAGCATCTAAGAAACGTCTATCCTCCACATGCTCGATTCCGTATTGACTATTTGCTCCTGGTACCTTTTGATTATGACCACCTGAACCTGCAAATTTACCCATTATTCAACATCTCCTTTTTTCGTTTCTTGTTTTGCTTTACCACCTAAAATCTCAACTGCATTTGTTAAAGCTGAAGGTAAAGGAATACCCATTCGACCAGCATTTTCTAAAAGTGATAACAACTCATTCCCAATAAAGAAAAAGATTGTTGCTTCACGAATTGCGCTATTGCTCCCGAATGCTGAATCTAACTGCGCTGCCACTCCAACCAAAAGAAAAAGCACCACCTTTTTGGCGATGCCTTTAAAACCTACCTTGCTTTTCAACTCTCCGTTATATCCTGCTGCGAATACTCCTGTGATATAGTCGATAGCTGCCATAATAACTAGAACTTTCAATGTTGTATCCCATCCTCCCAAAAAGTACCCGCAAAAAGCTCCAAAGGTAGCTATAAATGTTTTCATTAACACATCAATACGATCCATCTTTCCACTCCTTTATTCAAAATAAAAAAGCCTGCTTCTGCACGCTTGTCTTTAAAAGCCGTATTTTATACTAAATAAGCCGTTACTACGCTATCCGTAATTAAATCAGCTCTTCCATTATCAGTTAGGTATTTATCAATACGCTCCTTGTACACCTTCATTTTGATAATAATAAACGTATACGTAAAAGCTCCATCGATAACACGTTGTGCCATGTATTCAGCCATTAGTTACTACCTCCTTCTAGTGTTTCTGGAGTATTAGAAATGATGAGGTCATCAATCGCCGATTGCATGAGGACCAAGCGTTTCTTTAACTCTGTTAATTCATCTGGAGTTGGATTTTGTATAATCATTTCATCCATAGCTTGCTGCATTAATTCCTGTTGCTTCTTAATTTTTTCTAATTCAGATGGTTCTTGTGTTTGTGGTTCTTCTACCTTTGGTTCAACCGTCTTAACCCACTTCTCACCATCAAATACAGGCTCGTAAGCTAACCACGGGCAAACCTCTAAAGTGCAATTTTCAGGAATATCAGGTTCAAAACCTATAACAACATCTTCTTGATACGGTACCCTAATAGGTTCATAGTCTACTTGTCTCATTACACAGTCAGGACAATCGTATTTGCTGATTGGCTCATCATTAGGTAGCTCCGTTTCTATTCCCTCTTCATCAGTAACCACAATTTTAGGTGGTTCTTTATACGTACCGTCCTCAATGGACTGGTGCAACGCGCATAACTTTTCTTCTGTAATAACTTCTTTCTGTTCTTCGCGTTCAAAAGTTTGCTTCTCGTAAATCGGTTTTTCATCAATAGGAATCATCTCAGTGAACTTCCCGTTTTCGTCATAACAATATCCGTATGCCATAATGTTTGCTCCTTCTATATTTATTTAATCTAAATACTATTAATCCGCTACATACGTTAACACTATGTGATAGTCCTTACCCATAATAGCAGGAGTAATCGTCTGAAGTAGCACTTGACCAGTATCACTAGGTATTGTCATAAGAGCAGGCGTTCCGTCACTTGCGTGTACTACTTGAGTTAGCATCATAGTAGGTCTCATCCCTGGTGGCAACGTAAATACATGTCCATTCGTAGAACCTACCTTTCTTCTGATTGGCGCCCTTAAAGTTACTGTATTACCTCTTCTGTCAGCTATAACCCCGTAAGAAGTAATCAATTCAGCATCAGCTGTTACGGGAATAGTAGCTCTATCGTCTTTATCTCGCATAGCTACGTCTTTATTTTTGTATTTAAGGACTTTATCGCTTACGATAAGCGCACTTGCTGAGTCCCAAGGATTCGCGCCCCAACCGATGTAATTGTAAGCGTCTGTCGTGCTTCTTATACGTCCAATACCACCAAGCGTAGCCCCATTTTCACGATATAAGAAACCTCGTGCGCTTGTTTGGGACGTTGGTTGGTCAATCGTAACAGATTGCCCGCCCTCATCGATAACCAAACGAGCGCCTGAACCTCTCATTGTAAGTTCTCCTGTAATTGGGTCGCCTGTCTTCTTTACAAGGTTTGTATCACAGTTGATAGTAAGCCTATTCAAATCTCCTCTATACTCTCCGATAAATTCGCTTGTCCCATCAGGTCTAAATACTTGAGCAACAACCTTAGAATTACCTTTCTGCCCACGTATTTTTAACAAGTAATCATCAGAGGAGAAGATAATATTCTTATCCGTCGCCATAACTAAATCACCCGTCATCGTTCCGCCGTTAGCATCAATCTGTGGAATCCAATTACCCCATACACCATTATTCATTGTACGAATCCATGAAGTAGGCGTTGTCGTCGATAAAGTAGTAGCTATCTGTTTAGCATAATTTGTTGAAAGGTGTTTCACTACCTCTACATAATAATATCTAGTCGTTGCCGCCGCACCCTCAGGAGTGTTTAATAGGTTCTGACCTGAATACTGCCCTGCTTGGACTAGATTATTTAAGTCTTGACCATTTATATTGTGCGCTCTACCGTCGTATTGAGTAAACGCTCCGTAAATTTCTGTCTTCTTGTATACGTTCGTACCTGCTTGTATATCCATAAAGTGGGTAGCGGGGTCATATCTAAATACCCCTTTAGCGGCGACATCTGACCATGAGTAAAATCCCCCACCAGAGTTACTTCCTAAAGTCATGATTGTTTTATCTTCAGCATTTTGAAGTCGAATACTTTTACCGTTCGCAAACTTAAGATCACCAGTCATGGTACCGCCTGTTTTTGGTAATGCTCCCTTCGCTAATTCCCCTGCTGCAATAATCCCGTTAATATCTACACCTTCAAGTTTCTTACCTGCTTCAATTGCTTTTTGAATAATTGTAAATTCATTTGTGGATTCAACTGCTTCATCACTTGCCAACGAATCATTTACTACAAAAAAGAACTTTTGTGTATCAAGGATTCTATCCTCTTCCTCAATATGGATCTGTGCAATTACATTACCAACTGAAGTCAAAGTTTGAGTCTTTAATACAATTTGATATTTCCCCTTCATTGCATTAATCGGTTGGCAATCGTTTTGGAATACACGAGTTCCATCCGGTTTTCTAAATGACATCCGCACCGATTTTGCTTGGCTTAAATCAAGCTCCGCACCTTTATTTGTTATTGTTACTAATAATTTAGCGGAGTTTCTATCATTTTGAGAAAAGTGGTTGGAATAAGTTGTTGATGTATCATGTACTAAATCTACGTTAATTTCATAAGTCTTAAATGTCATAGAATCACTCCTTTATGCAAAATAAAAAAGACCCGTTTAATGGTCTTAATTTCTAATGATGTTATTTATTTGTGCGAATTCACGCTGCAATAGCTTTCTAATATCCAAACGTGTTGTTCCAAATGTTACTTTTAACTCCCGTTTGTTGTTCTGATACACCTCTTCCACATCTGTAACCCTAGCATCCATTTGAACACCGATTTTATCATCTTCACATGTTACGATATCCCCAAGTGTCCAATCCTTTTCATATTCCATTCCAGGTTTTTCAGTGACATAAGAAACAAATGAAACAATCTTACTAAATTCATTTTCTAATTTTTGTTTCCCACGATCTTTAAGCATCTTTATAATTTCAGATTCAGGTTTCTCTTGCTTATCTTCGGTTTGATTACTTATATCTCGAGCATCGATGAACACTTCTTTACGAGCAAGTCCAGTTGCTGCTTCTGTATACGTCTCAACAATTCGTCTATCCTCACCTTCACCCTGCCCACCAACATACGCTGTGTTTTTATAACTGGATGTATCTTTTTCAAATTCTCTTTCCAAGACATTTTCTAGACTTGTTGAAAAGATAACTGGCGGATATGTCTGTTGATTCCTAGTCAGATTTTTCCCTGCTTGTACATCAAACACAAATTGCCTTGCCTCTTCATCTAAATAAACATCCCAACCTAATCCAGAAGCCAAAGAAATTTCCTTTAGCTGTTCTGCTAAATTTTTAAGACGGCTTTCGACTTGAAGATAATTACCACGTTTCTGGTTTGCTTTTAAAACTAAATTTGGTATCAGTCGAGCGGAATCAGACGGATACACAGCATGTCTATCTACATAATGTTTCATAACCGTTTCAGCCTCAGCGTACCTTCTATCATGAGTTGTATGAGAAGGTGGTATAATAATTCGATTTCTCAATATTGCCTTAATCTGATAGCCCTTAACGGTTCTTATATCATTCTTATCAATATGATAGCTAGTAATAATACCCGCGCGTTTTTCATCAATTAAAATGAAATTGTCGTCAAATAAAGCTATTGCATATTGCGCATCATTCGGAATTTCGAACTCAAACGTCCCAACATCTTCCCAAACTCTCTTAAAAGTCAGCGACTCATAATCATTAATTTCTCCGATTTTTTCTAATTCTGGTGTATATATAATCATGTTTTACCCCCTTACAATCTTGATGGTCTGAAACAAAACTCCGGTATAATTACTGTACTTGTCTCCGAAAAAATACTTGTAAATCGTAAGGATCCGTCTGGATGTAAATATAAGAATTGCGCTTTCCCATCAGAACCCCATGCAAATACCCCCTGAGCTTTTGAGGGCCCAACGGGTAGTTTGCAAATATCTTTATTTGTTCCGTAAACTCCACCGCCACAAGTTCCCTCTACGTGATAGACTCCGTACCCATCTACCCAGTATCTAAGAGGATTTCTGTAGTCACTCACCATCATATCCGACCAATAATTTAAATAATTAGGTACCATTTTTACACCTAATTGTTTTTTTGCATATAAACCTGTTTGCCCTTGTAAATCACAAAAACTACGATCATCTGTGATTTGTGTACTATCTATATAAGCCTTGCCTTTGGTAATTCGAACTTGCGCAATCGGTAATTCATAGATAATCCCACCATTGTTCATGTCATCTTGCTGTAAAGCTGGTGGCACTGGAACATCTGCTATAGCACCTTTTTTTATCATAAGATTAATCGATCTAGTCGCAAGATTTAACTGTAAGATAATCCGATCTATACGATCTAGCGTAGTATGTGCTGGGTCGTGAGTAAAAATCTTTACTCCATCTATAATGTATCCCCTGCCGCATATCACAGCACATCCTTTATTTACAACTACTTTCATTCCGTTAGTCAACGGTCCCATACTCAACTCGTCCATATAGCCTTTTACGACCCCAGTCCCAAAAAACATATCAAATAATTGAGCGAAATCACTAGAATTGTATAATTTATCGTCACCATCAAAGAAAAAAGAACGCTCTCCTGCCATGCGTTCTCACCCCTTTCCTTTATTTTATATTCCTATATATCTTTCTCTGAAACGTATTATAACTGTGGCGCTTTCTCTGCCTGCATTTGCACTATAATCTAGTATATTCAGTCCAATTTGTAATCTAAATTCATTCAATCGTACTCCTGGAGCAATCCAGTTGTATGCGTTTATTCTCGTTCCATCACTTTTTATTAGTTCTACTGTGTTATGCCCATATGTTGTATCAATTTCTAACCTCCATCCTGCTGGAACTTCTCTTTCTACCTTTATAGATTGCATGGTTGTTAAATTTGTAATTACTGGAGTCGTGCAAGGTCCATAAATTGTAATATGCAACGGTGTTTCAACATCTCCATCATTTGTTACAAATTTTTGTTCACCTTTCACCCCAAATTTAACAGTTGGATCAAAAGAAAAAGGAAACCTAAAAGTTGGTTTCCATGAAATCAATGGTATTTCTCTATCCTTTTCATTCTTCCAATATGGATCAGGTGTATTAATATGGAGTAATCCTTGTTGTAAAATTTTATACTGTTCATCTTCCACACGGTACTTCGGTAATGATTCTATAGTAATTTTATTTTGAAAAGTTCCGTGAGGTAAAGTGATGGTTAAAGTAAATGGCTTTAGTTTTGGGTTTAATATCCTATTTAAATGTCTACGGTATCCATAAACATCCGCAAGACTTTCACCCTCAATATAAAATTCTAGTGGATATTGCATCTCTCTCATCGTAACAGCACCTGTTGTAACACCGTCTTGCATATACCCTTGTGTACGAACTATATCTGCTTCACTTCCAGAAAGGTCGATTGAAACTAGTACATATGGTGGGAATGGTCCGAATTCTACTTTTTCACCTAAACGATTTTCAATCACTACACGTTTTCTCACATCGACCCTCCTAACATGAAAGCAATATCATTAATTGCTTTTTTCTGTTGCCTAATCACTTCAGATGTATCTTGATTATAAAAATGATTTACGATTTGTGCCGGCTGCCTTGTTGGTTTATCCTGATTATTGTTGCTCTGTCTATATTGAACAACATTCGGGTTATCGGATAATACTTTTCTCCATCCAGACAGATTACCCAAATCATTGATTGAAAGACCTTCAAAACGCTCCATTTGACGCCCGATTTCCGATACCATCTTGCGCATACTCTCAGGAATGTGTGTTATCCAATCGTTTTGCCAATCTCCATCTTCAAAAATTGCATTAAAATACTTTGTTAGTGGATCATCACCTTTAAAACTAAATATTTCTTCTGGTTTAATAGAACGAATACCATCCATAGCATCCGATACTGTATCTTGCAAAGCATCTCGTACTACAGAATATTGGCTTTTAATTCCCGTAGCAATATCTTGCGCCATACGAACCCCGGCAAACGTCATGCTATTTGAATTACTATTCAATTGTAATTCATTTACAAGGGCCTTATTTGCTTTCAGTGCCAGCGAGCGACTTTCTTTTTCAGCCATTGGAGTCGACTTTTGAATACCCACTGCAAATCCTTCTCCAAACGGTAAACCACCTTTATCTCTTACAAGTCTCGATGGTGAATTTACATTAAGTGTAGCGGTTAATGCATTGAATGCGGCGCTAGCTAATGATGCCGCTTTCGCTCTAACTTGACCAAAAGCTCCATCCATACCATATGCAAATCCTTGTGCGAAAGCTAGTCCCACTGAATTCGCGATAATAGAACCAAGTCCACTTAAACCTCCACCAGCAACATTCGCACCACTTCCTTGTGCTGCCCCACGCTTCGACCCTAAATCATCAACAAACTTATTACCCGCTTTTGAACCGCCACCGCCATCAGTCGCATTACCCAGAGTACCTTCGACACCTTGTTTTACATTTGTGGCTGCACCAACTACACTACTTCTATTTCCGTTAATCATACGTTGCATGATATTAGTTGAGGCCGCGCCACCATTTCCATCTGTTGTGCTCCCTAAAGTCACCTGTACACCTTGTTTTACTCCTGCGGCCGCTCCATTTACACTTCCTTGATTGTTTGCAATCGCATTTCGCATCATAGAAGTGGAATTATTACCACCGTTATTATCTGTTGTACTTCCTAATTGTTGCTCTACACCTTGTTTAATCCCACTTGCTTCTCCAACGATGCCAGGCTTATTTTGAGACATAAATTGTCGCATAAGCAATGTGGACATCGCTCCGCCATTTCCATCTGTGGTTGAACCAAGTGTTTGTTCTACACCTTGCTTAACTTCGCTAGCTGCTTGAACAGGTTGACCGCCATTTTGACGAATACCATCGGCTGTTGTTTGAGATATATTTGCGCCTTGCTGCGTTGTATCAACATTTGTTTTTTGTACAACCATTTGTCTAATAACTTCAAGTGCCTGATCAATATTAAATTGACCATTCTGCATACCTTGAACAAGAGATGAAATTGTTACTTGCCCGTTTGGACCAAGATCATATTTTGTTTTATCTTCAATACTGACACCAAGTTGTTTTAATATATCTTGGATACTAACAAATCCCATTTCCATGCCTGTTTTTAAGGTAGACATGATTTTTGTTCCGTCTTTAGATAAATCAGTGGCCGTTAATTTAGATAAATGCTGTTGGAAGAAAATAAACACAGCGTCAATACCCACTGTGCCTTCTTTTAAACCTTGTACAAATTGTGTTGTCGTCATCTTTCCAAGTGGGCCCAAATCAATCTCTAGATTTTTCTTAAGATCGATATTTAATTTAGCCGCAATATCCGTAACATTTAGTTGCTTTAAACCTTCCGCGAAAGAAGTCATTACTTTAATACCTTCTGCCGTTAATGGCTTACTTCCCATTTCAACACGCATAGTATTAATAAGAGCAATCGCTACATCTTGAATTTTATATTTACCTGTTTTGATTCCTTCCACAAATTCGTCTACTTTTACAACGCCTTTTTCACCTAAATTAACAGCTTTTGTACCGTCTTCTAGTGCATAAGCGATATCACTACCAATTTGTACAGCTTTATCGCGAGTCGATTGAAATAGACTTTCATACACACTATTAGAGTTAGCTATGAGTGATTCTCCATATGTTTTTACTTCGTCAGCACTCTTTTTGCGTAAATCAGATTCTTTAGCTGCTCGATCTTGAAGACGTTTGAAAAGATTTTCGTTTTTACTCTCAATTATTTCAGAGTTCTTAACATACTCCCCAAACCCTCGACCTTGGATTGTAATCCTTTCTTGCTCAGCTTTTGTAATACCAGTTGTTAAATCCATCTCAACGCCTTTAGATTTCAATACTTCTTGCGCTTGTTGAAGTTGTTGTTTATACCCTTCTGTTAAGAGAATGGATTGTTCTGAGTATTTCTTATTAATTTGAGCAATAGCAACTTTTTGTCCTTCTGCATCCGCTATTTTCGTTTTTGCAAACTCGATTTCTTTCTGTCTTGCTTTATCTAAATCATTACTTAAATTCGTGTATTCTTTCCCTAAATCTTTAACTTTATTTTGAATGGTTTCAACAGAAGTATTTTTGTTGAAATTATCCATTGCTTTGCCTATTTTTTGAATCTCATCTACACTCTTAGCTGCTGATTTTCCAACTTCAGCATCAATAGATTTTAAGGCTGCTAAGAATACAGATTTATCCGCTGCACTCATTTTGTAAATCTGTCCATTATACTGTGTAAGTAGGCTTTGGATTTTTTCGTTAGCCTTAATTACAGCTTCTTCTTGTGCGCGGAATACTTCCATTTGATCATTAACGATTTTTTCTTTTGCTCTTAATACAGCTGAATCTGTTTCCCCAGCAAACCAACTATCCAAATGAGCTTGGAACTTACCTTTATCTTTATTAATCGATTGAATCGCTTCGTCTGCTAATTTACCAAATTCATCATGTGCTCGTTGTACGGCTTCTTTTGCTTTTTCGCCTGTCATAGTTGGTATTTCATCTAGAGTTTTAAAAGCTTTCTCTTTCAGGTTTACATATCCTTCAAGAGCTTTTTTCGTCCCTTCACTTACACCATCACCAAATCTACGACTATCTTCGTCTGCTTTTTGTGCCTTTTTACCAGCTTCCGCAAAGGCAAAACCTAACGCACCAAGTCCAATTACAACCCCACCTATTGTCGCAACAATTGGATTCGCGATAATTGCACCGATACCAAAAGAAAGTAGCCCAAGCGCACTCACAACACCCATAACCGCTGGTGCTAATAATAATACTGTACCGTATACTTTTTTGGAGCTATCATCCAACCCATTAAACCAATCAGCTACACCTTTAATTGATTCTTTTAATTCAGGTATTGCCTGTTTGGCGATATCTAAAATAACTTTACCAAGTGGCTCTAAAGCAATTTGTAGTTCTCTCGTTACGGATTTCCATTGCTTTGCACTTGTATCATAACTGTCAACCATTTTATCCATTGCACCACTATAATTTCCTAAACCAGTTTCCATATTGTTTAGAGATAACATAGTAGTTGCTTCGAGATCTTCCCATTTCGTCCCGAAAAGCGAAACTCCAAGCTGGTTAACTTTGATTTGGTCGTCACTTGTTTTTAATTCATTTAATACGGCATTAAAGACGTCTTTTACTGTACCTTTACCCTTTAAGAACTCTTGCCATACTTTCTGTGTTCCTTTTGACATTTCTCCCATTGCGTCTGAAGTAGATTTTGAACCATCCTTCACACGAATTTGGAACTCTTTCATTACGTCATTCACATAGTCGAGATTGTATGCACCATTTTGACTACCATTAATTAAAATGGTGAACATTTCTTCAGCGCTAAATCCCATTTCGTGGAACAAGGGACCGTATTCACTCAAATTATCAAATAACTCATTAGAATAATTTAATCCTTTGGCGGAACCTTGCGCTAATAAATCAAAAGCTTGTTTACCAGATAAACCAAATCGACCCATTAATTGAGCTGCACCACGAGTTACCTCGTTTACATCAGACTCCATCGTTTCAGCTAAAATTTCACTATCACGGGTTACTTGTTTTAATGTTTCATCATCATTAATATCTTTGATATTACGCTTTACTTTAACTAAAGAATCGCTGACACTAGCTAAATCTTCACCATAACCTTCTCTCCACACTTCTTTTGCTACTGCGCTGACTTTTAAGCTCTCTTCCCTCGTTAATCCTAAACCAGCTTGTACTTTCTTATTTGCTTCTTCAAATTGAGACGCATTAACTACTAATGCTCCGACACCTGCCGCTACACCAACTGCGGCTGCTCCAAATCCTTGACTAATTCTTGAGCCAGTATCTTGCATTGTGTTTCCAACTTCGTTCATGCGTTCTCGCAATCTTCCAGAAACATTACCTAACTGTTCCATTCTTTCTTGTGTATCGCCTAATTCATTCCTATAACGATGTAATGCTGCTGAAGCATTATTAAAAGCTGTATCATTTCGAGAAACTTGAGCCGTTAATCGTTGTAAAGCTTGTGTACCTTGCTTGTATTCTTGTTGCAATTGATTATATTGAGTTTGTAAATCTTTTGTTTCTTGGGCATTTTTCCCGTATGCCTGAGTACTTTGTTGTATCTCTCGTTCTAACTGTTGCATAGATGTAGCTAATTGCTCGCATTTTTGGCGCATTTCTTGTTGTTTTTGTTGGGAAGTCCTTAAAGCTTGTTCATAATGCTTCATCTTTTGTGTCTGCGCGTCAATTTTTTGATTTAAATGATTTGCTTTATTCTCCAACTGATCCATCTCAGAACCCACACCGCGTAACTGTTCTGAAGTATTTCGAAATTCCGCATCGATTCTTTTTAAACTTCGATTAATACCTGCAATCCCGTTTTCAAATTGATCTGTATCCAACCGGACACGACCACCAATTGTATTATCACCTAGTGCCATTCAATTCTCACCTACCTTTATAACCATGCTGGAGCTTGGTTCGCTGTTGTCACTCGATTTGCTTTTTCTTTTTTTGCTAAACAGGTAAAGTAAAACGCAATATCCATTTCGTTAATTTGATTCTGTGTCATACCTGCATCCATAAGTAAGTTATAAATATTGATTACGATGTCTTGGTATTTGACCGTTTTTTCTTCGGATTCATTTTCAGTTGTTCCATTAACTTTTTTTTCGCGTCATCAACCGTTTTCATTACCTTAATTGCTTCATTCAAACGTCCCATAATTGTTAAACAGACGGAATGAATCGTAAGACTTAAAAACCATACATGTGTGCCATCCACAAACTCTTGCGCTGTAAACTGATTTCCATAAATACGCGATACGAAATGAGCCGCTCTTTCAATCGTTTCTTTTGGTACAAGATCCGCTTGTAATTCATCTGCTAATGTGGAAGCTTCAAAAGTAGCTGATCCAGGAATAAACTGTGGCAAATAGTAATCTTTTGTTCCTTCTTCATTTTGCAATGTAATTTTCATAACCGATTTCCTCCTAGAAATAAAATAGGGACAGCATTAGCCATCCCGTTATTATTATTTTATTAAGGTGTTACTACAGGTGGCGTTGGAACTGCTTTAAACCAGTTCGCTGCAACAGCTGCATCAAATCCAACTTCCTCTTCATCCAAACGGTGTCTCCAGTTTCCGTCAGCGCGTTGGATTGCTTTACCTTTAATTTTTGCACTTTGGAATGTCGGTTTGTCTTCTGCTGTTTTATGCTCATCGCTTGGAAGTTCAAACTTCATTTTGTAATAACATACATATAGGTTTTTTCCGTTATCATATGGTAAACGGTATAGTAAAGCTACATAAGGAGGTACATCGCTTGTATTATCAACAACTTGACCTTTTACAACCTTTTTACCTAGCAACTCCGCATAAACAGATAAAGGTAATGTATCAACTTCTAATTCAATTTCCGTTCCTCCAAATGCACTAGCTGTTGCTGCTGGTCCACCTTCAGCATAAAACGTTACTGATTCTGCTTTAGGAGAAGCCTTTCCACTAACTGTTTTACCGATTCGTTTTGGTGTTCCGTAAGTGAATTTACCATCTGGTGTTTCTGTTAAAAGCGCGTAATGCAAATCTCTAAAATCAATTGTCATTGCCATATTTCATTTTCCTCCTTAATTCATGATTTCCGTTACAAAACGAAAACCATATCGATAAATTTTTGTATCCATTTCATAATCTGGATAGGTACTTAAACGCTGAAAAGACAGCTTTTTCATAGCTGCCTGAACTGCGATTTTTAATTGTGTTTTAATTGGTGACATTGACCAGATATCTACTTGATATATAATCTGTGAAGTTGTTTCCTCATTCTCTGCATATAATCCTGGAGATGTATTTAATTCGGAAAAGGTAATCCATATAGGCGTATTGTCATTACCTTTTACAAATTGATATATGAATTGGCCACCTAGCTCAGAGGTAATGACTGCATCTTTACGTAATATATCGAATACGTCTTTATTAAAATTCCTCATCGCCCTGTAACCCTACGCATAAACTCTCTTTCCATTGCTTTCAACACCTCTTTTTCACTCTGAATCAGTGTTTTTTCTGCAAATCCTTTATGTGGTGGATTAGGATTTTTGCTTGTTCCCCAGTTCTGAAACTTCATGTAGAAGTGGGCCGTTCGATCTGTCTTATCCCATCCAATATCGATAGAATAAGCACCGCCATTTTTCACAACTTTTCCTTCTTCGATAGCATCCCTAGCATGCTTTCCATCTCGCCACGGCTGTTTCAATGTTGGTTTTTGAGCCCATGGGCCAACAGGAGAATTCATCTCAAGTTTTCTTTCAAACACCTTTGCTCCAGCTTGTAACGATTGTTTTGTTATTTTGGGAATATCCTGTCCTAATTGTTCTAAATCTCGAATCCATTCTTCTATACCGAAGACCTCTAATTCTGCCAATTCGACCGCTCCTCACAAATAAGGCACATTTCCTTATGTTGTTCGTCGATATCAACAACTGACTTAATCTCGTATAACTTCCCATCATACCTTACACGCATTGCTGAATTAATACCCTCTCGATATCGAATTGTGAAGTTTATTAATTTAATAACAAATTCAGCATTACCTTGGAATATTTCTGATTTAAAACCTGTGCCAAATGGGGTTTTAGGTTCTGCCCAAACTGTAGCGAAATCTTCCCATACGGATGGAAGTATATTCCCTTCTTCATCCTTCGTTTCAGATTTATGCTCCAGTATGATTCTTTTATTTAACTTTGCTGCATTCAATGGTTTTTTATATCTAAACGGTTGCATATTACTCACCGTCCAATTTAATTTCTTCTAAAGCTTTTGCAATACCAAAACTATTAATTTCGGTTAAAAAATTCTTAGTAAAATACTCAAGCGCATCATTATAAACATAACGAGAACGCTCAAAAACTAATTCTTTGAACGTCTCATCTTCGTTTATGTCATATGCTCCACAATCTTTTATTAAAGCTTTATTGGATGCAAAAAGGATGCGTCTTAGGTTATCATTTTCATCATCACCTAAGTGCATCCTATCTTTGAATTGCTGTAATATTTCATTCGAAATTACTGTTTCCATTCACATCATCCTTGTGTCGGTGGCGTTACTTCTTCAAGTTTCAATGTATAAACTTGTGAAGTGTATTTATCCTTTGGTTTACCTGTAGCATATTGTTTAGCAATATAAAGTGTTGCATCTTCTAAAGCGAGTGTTTCATTATACTTTTGAATTGGCTCTGTTCCACCCATCGCTGCAATGTATTCCCCTTTAACAAAGAACACCACTTGTCCTTGAGGTACAAATACAGATTCGGTTGGGATTGGATTAAAAGGTAAGCTCGTTACATATACACCTGCCGCATTTTGAATCGTAGCATTTGCTTGAATATCAAAAGTATCGAAGGGATTTGTTACCATAACTACTTTACCAGCAATATTTTTTGGACGATCTGCATCTGTTTTACCATCAGGATTTAATTTTTTAGCCAATAATTTGACCACGCCTTTTAATTCATTAATTGTTTTGCGACCAGGCTCAAAAGTTAAAGTTCCAGCAACTTTTTTATCTGGATATACTCCATTCGTGACACTTCCGCTAGGATCTTTTAATAATCCAATAGGTTCATTTTTACCCGTACCAGCTACAAAACCACGTTCTAAACCTACTGACATTGCTTCTGTAATCATAGTACGAACATATCGTTCCACCCAAACTGGACCAAGCTTCAACATATCATTTGCTAATGGAATAAATGCTGTTAATTTCAGTTGAGTAATTGACTCTTTTCGGAATGTAGCATTTAATTGTCCTTTAATATCACCAAATAAAGGTCCCCATACCGCTGCGCCTTCTGGATCTCCATAAATAAATTCTGTCACGGCTCCTAAATTCTCTAAACCGATATGATCTAGTAACGGATGACCTTGAACTAAATCATCAAAGATTCTCTCTTGTGTTGTCTTAGGTAAAGTTTCAGTAGACTTAAAGCCGCCTTCTTCCACAACTGCATTAAAGAACTTCATTTCTTCACTTGTTAATACATTAGCACCACGAGATTGCATAATAGAACGATCTACCATTGATTCATTTACTTGATTTAAAATATCTGCTCGTACATCTGTAGCAAGTGCTTCAATCATGGAATTTAATGCTGCTGTTTGTTCTTCTGCTGTACCTTCCTGCGTTGCTTTCGCGAAAGCTAGTTTTTTCTCTTCAAAATTATTAAATTTAATCACCATATTTTATTTTCCTCCTAAATTTAAAAAGAGCGTACTCAGATTCTGTTTTGCATTAACAGGCTCTTGAATAGGCTCTTCTGGATTTTGATTATTTGGTTGTTTTGTATACTTAGCTACTAACCCTTCTTTGAAATTTTCTACAACTTCCTCTTCTTCATCTTCTTGCGTATCATCAATTTCGATTTCATCAGCAATTTCATCAGCTAAACCAAGAGCAACTGCTTCCTCTGCCGTTAGCCAAGTTTCATCTTTTAAAAGTTGTTTTAATTCTTCGTCTGTCCCAACAAAACGTTTCTTATAAGATGCGGCTAAAGCTGAATCAATCTTTCGTAAATCTCGTGCTGTTTTTTCAAAAAGGTCTGCATTTCCGTATTCAATTGTGCTTGCTTGATGAATCATCATCATAGTGTTACTAGGCATAATGATTTTATCACCTGCCATTGCAATTACAGACGCGGCACTAGCTGCCCATCCATCAATATGAACTATAATTTCTGCACTATGCTGCTTTAACAGGTTGCAAATTGCTACACCATCAAATGCTGAACCTCCACCAGAATTTATATGAACGTGAATTTTTTCCGCTTTAACATCTTGAATTTTTCTTCTTACTGCTTCAGCATTGTTTTCACTAAACCATCCACCAATTGACCCATAAACAGTTAATTTGTATTCATTTTCACCTTTAGCTTCAAAACGAATATCTCGCTTTAAATTCAAAAGCTTATTCATACTCACATGTTCCATCATTTCTCACCCCCTTCAGATTCATTTAATTTTGTATAGTTCTTCGTAATATGATGGATATTTAGATTCGGATCATCCGATTCTTCATAATCTACTTCTGAACGAATTTCATTTCCTGTAAATGCACTTGAAGAAATGAGTTTATCAATACTTGTCGCAAGATCAAATATACTTTGATAGGAAACAGCCTTAACCTCAATTTTTCGTCCTAAAAGATATTCACTCATTTCAAAGAATTTAACGTTCGCTTCATCTGATAGCTTTTTTAATAATGGTCGTACTGTGAAAAGCATATAATTTTTCGTTTGCTTTTCTACATCAGCCATTTCTCCATATATCAGAGCTATAGGGATACCAATTGCCATAGCTACTTGATTCAAGAAACCATTTGTTACTTTATTGATTTCTTCCACACTTGGACCATTTGCAACTCCATTGTATATCTCGTTATAATTAACACCTTTTTGCTGTGGAACAATAGCTATATCTTTCGAACCAATTGACTTATACATATTGTCTATAAACTCTTGTAGCTTTGCTATTTGTTCCTCAGTTTTAGCACCAATCATATCCATATCAACAGTGCCACGAACTTGATTTTTACGTTTTTGTGAGTTTAGTACCCTACCAAATAAATCACCATAATCTGCAAACAATCCATCAATAAGTGGAGATAATTTATCATTACGATACTTCAAATGAATAACTTCGCTTTGCTTAAAACTTCTCTTAAACGTATAATCTTTTACCCTTACATCAGTAAAAGTATCTTCAAACACAGCATACTCATTATGTTGAAATCCATCTGCAATAAGTAAATCACCATCATCTGCTTGTATGACTAAACATTCATTATCATAAATAAGTTTGCGAACAAACCTTTCCCAAAAGGTACTTGCGGTCATATTCTTATTTGGTCTTACATTTAATCGATAATAAAGCTCATCCTTCTTAAATGCTTTACCATTTCTTACTCTAAATTCAGATTGACTAATTGTCCTTCCTAAAAATGATACGCATGTATCAATCGCCAATCGTTTCATATGAAGTCTGTTTGCTGTATCAGTAATTATGTCAAGATCCAACATGAATTCTAGTTCTTTATTTTTTCTAAACATTGAACCTAACCATCCAATGATTATCACCCCCTTTAAAATTTGATACTATCGAGCATAAACTCAACTTCTTCTTCTTCAAGAATGTTATCCGCTTGCCATAATGCATGGATAAAAGCTTGAAATCCATCTGTTTTTCGTCTGAATTCATCTTTTTTCAAATATTCTTTATTGCCATCTTTTTTAATATGAACATAGACGTTATTGGTGTACCAACGCATTAACGGATTATCACCAAAGATAATACGGTTGTTCGCAAATAATGTTTCGACCCTTGGCGCTAATAATGAATGAATTGCTTTTGGATTACGAATATATAACAATGTAAACCCTTCTGCTTCAAGTGCTGTTTTAACAAGATCTAAACGGAATGTATCTGCAACAATCGTATTCACACCATACAATTCACGCATTCTTACGAACCAATCCACAATGTGAGAAATATTAATTACAGGTTCATCCACAATTGTTAATAATCCATTTTCAGCCCACTCAAAAATAGGTGCTTTTAATTTCACTTTGTCCAAGAATCCCTTACGTACAAATGAATGACCTTTCCAAATATAATCCTCACCATGTTTAAATAATAAACCAACAGCCGCGAAGTCTTTAATACTGGCGAAATCTAATCCACCCACAGCTACTTTATGTTTTAAATCTGGAATCTTTCTGAGAGATTCTCCATCTTCTTCAAAACCAGTACGCATTATTTCTTCCCAGGTAGCAACAGACTTTGTTAAATCTGTTTCAGGATAATTCATACGCTTAGTAATGAATTCTTCACGGTTTGATGGATTATTTGCTAGCTGTTTATATTGAGTTAATACCTTTTTAAATAAACCTTTTGCATAAGGGCTTCTCGGCTCACTAAACATAGGATTCGCTTTTTCCCATACATCAGGATTATCAATTTCTTCTGGATTATCAATCTTGCAAATAAACGGAAATAAAGGATCGTCTAACTCTTCACCTTTCAAAATATTCATGGCTCTTTCTTTCGTCTTGTCCAAGAATCCATCACGAACAAAACCATCTGTGCCAATAAAAAATTCTCTAGCATTTGGTACTTTTCCAAGTCCACTAGAGAATACATTTACAACATCAAAATTTTCATATTGATGTATTTCATCATAAATAACGCAACCATCACGAAGACCATCTTTTGAACTTGCATTAGATGTATGGTATTGCATAATACTTTGAGTATCATTACTAAGTATTTCAACCTTAGTTCGATAAAACATATCTTCTAATATTTCTTTCCCTTTAATAGCATCATAGACCTCGCGGAAAGAAACTTTTGCTTGCTTTTCATTATTGGCAACGATTGAAACATTGTATCGATCTATTCCATGCAATGGACTAATAAAGAAATGACATAATGATGAAATCAAACCATTTTTACCGCCACCACGAGCCATCATAATGAGAAACTGCTCGTAAAAAACAGAATCGTCTTCTTCATAAAAAAGAAAAACAAATGCGGTTAAAAACTTCTGAAATGGTTGTAATTCGAAATACCATTTCTCTGTAAACTTTATATAATCATCATGCATTTCATTATCGAAATACAGATCATCACGTATTAAGATGTATTTCTCCAGGTAATCAATTAGCATTATGCGCTCTTTATTTAGCTTAATTTTCCCTGCACGATACATTTTAATATATTCAGTGACATATTTATTTTGAATCATGTTAAATCTTTCGCAGAGCGCTTAGTTTTTTGTTTTTCGTTTTCAGCAACTTCTTTTGGCAATAAATTAAACAGTTTATCGCATGCTGCTGTATAGCGATTAATCATTGTGTTGTATGACTTTTGGGAGGGGTTTTCCACAGTCATTTTTTGTGAACCATTTTCATACTTAATCGTTGGTCCTTTTAGTTTAATTTCCTCTTCTAGTATCTCAAGAGTAATTGTCATAAAAGCTACACGTTCAATTAACCTTGTAGCTGCTTCACGTTTTTCATTTGAAATATCTTTGAAGATTTTATGCCACTTTTCAACTTCTTCTGCAATCATTTCATTTTGTTTTGATCTACTTAATTTAGCCATTCATGGATCCCCCCTCCCTCATGCGCAAAATTGCTGATAAATTTGAAAAATCGACCCCCTCCCCGGTGCTGAGTTCCCCAAATTTCTTTGAAATATTTTAAGGGGGGGTATTATTTACAAATCGTTTTACCACTTCTCATCGTTTTCCCATTTATTCGGTTTCTTCTCAAAGAATCTACCATGTTCTTTATTGTGGCAATCCACACAGACCGTTTCTAGATTATCCATTTCTAATGCAAGTTCAGGATGATGCTCAAGCTCTTTGATATGATGGACAACGAGTTGTATCTTCTTACGCTTGGCACTCTCACTGTACTCATTGGTATCTGTTTGTACTCGACCGTTTCGTTTACACTCTTGGCATTCATAGTTGTCACGCTTCTTTACTTGTTCTCGTATACTCTTCCACTCACCACTGTCATAGAACTTACGCTTCTGTTGTTTGGTTTTATATTCATTCACTATCCTTTACCTCAATCACACCTGTATCAATTCGCTTCTCTCGGTGTTGAATATCAAGACACTTCTCACAAAAGAAGTTAGCTGATACTTCCTGAATGAATTGCTTATCATCAGAATAAAAAGAAGTAGTCTCACTATCTAACACTTGGTACTTATGCTCACACATCGTTCTCACTCCTTAACCTCAAGGAATTCATCAATCGCTTTATCCAGTACATTTATAAGAGCTTCTCGACACTGTTTTGGCGTCATATCATCATTCAGCTCATTATGTAAAGCTACAGCCTTTTCTAGTTTCTGTGGATCAATATGTTGTTTAACTAATTCCAACCCAATAACATTGTTGATTAAATGACCGACAACCACCGTTTGTTCTTGTTTATTTAGTTTCATTTGTCTAACTCCTTATCACTTTTATATTTCTACCCATTTGTGTGTTACTTCTTGTGTGACTTTATATTTAACAGGTACTAATTCCCCATTTACTAAATACGCAATCTCTTTTGCTTTTTCTTCACTATCAAACTTTTTAGCTATGTTTTCACTTCCAGCTAGGTCAATAACAGGGAATGGACAATCATAACCTACACTAAAGCTAGAAACATATAATCGTCCTACTTTGACCTTGTACTTGTACTTTATCTCCTCCATCATTCATCCTCCTCCAAAATAAAAAAGCACCCGAATGGATGCTTTATGATTAATTATTTGTTTACACTTCAATTACGGTAAATGAAGTTTTATTCTTCTCCCAATTACCTAATGGCGTTATATTCATCTGCTGCAGCAATATTAGGTAACTGGAAGAAGAGCAAAAGCCCTTCTCCGCTTGCATAACGTAATTTACAGTTGGATGTGAAATCAAGAAACAACTGTTCATCCCATCTGCAACCATCGCCACCGGTTATGACGATCCATTTTCAATTATCAGGAATTTTGTGAGCAATGTTTTCCGCCATTTCTCACAATACAAATATATCACGTGAATTCCAAAACAACCGGCACATTTCCTGCCAAAAAGCGGTCACGACTCTGCCACTTATTTTTATATTCTTCTCTTATTAATATTATCTTAATGAGTTACCCATATCTTATATTGTGTGTAACTGACCCCTTCGCCAAATCCCTTGGTATCATTGACTTAATTAAACTTTCCCTTTTGAGTTACACAGTATGAAATTTATGAGTAACTGTATAGATTCAAAAAGAAAAAGCAATGCTTAGATTTTAAACCTAGTCATTGCTTTATCCATTGCATCTTGGTTTACCCCTATATAACGTAACGTGACCTTCTCTGACGAATGATTGAATATCTCCATGAGTAATGCTATGTTCTTTGTTTGCATGTACATATGATAACCGTACGTCTTTCTCAGTGTATGTGTTCCTATTTCGTCTAATCCGAACTCTGCCGCTGCTCCACTTAATATCTTATATGCCATGCTGCGCCCGATAGGACGATTCTTACCTTGTCTACTTTGTAATAAATACTCATGATCTTCTCTTTCTTCAATAAACCATTTAAGCTCCCTTTTAAGAGATGCGGTAATTTGTATTCGTTTCTGCTTCCCCGTTTTCTTTTCCCTCATGGATATATGACTGCCTTTAACATCTCCTACCTTCAGTTTCAAAATATCCGAGATTCTCAAGCCTGTATTGATCCCCATAATAAAGAGAATGTAATTACGTAAACTCTTTTCCTTAAAATATTCTTTTAACTGCTGTATTTGCTCTGGATCACGTATCGGTTGAACAAAGTTCATTATTCATTACCTCCCGTTTCTTCTGTCTCATAAACTTCTAATCCAAGTGCAAAAGCAAGTTTATAAAACGCTTTGGACTTCCAACGTCGATAAGTACGCTCTGACATTCCGATTTCGTTATAAACCATGTAATCACATACGTCCTCTTCTTCTAAATAACGTTTATAAATAATATCTCTTTGAATGCTTCCTGCACGTCCGTTCCCTAATCGATTTAGAAATTGATCAATACGTACTGACATTCTTTCAAGCCACTCTTCTCGTTTGCTTTGCTGAATATTTGCTATAGCAACATCTTCTAATGGCTTACCAACTGTATGTGTAGGACCATGCTCACGTATTTCATAAGAAGGAGTGACTTTCATTTCTTTACGCATCATCCCAAATTGTCTATGTATACGTACGCTTTCCAACACACCTTCTAATTCCTCTTGTGTCGCTGTTCTATCAATTTTTGGTAAGAAAGATAATTGTTTAGTCATGTAAGACCACTCCTTTTTATTTTTGAATTACTTTTGTCTTAAAGCTCCACGTCTACGTTCATAACGCGGACCATGGATTCCCATTAACCCTTCAATATCACGAGTGCTTAACTTCTCTTTTCGTTTCTTTTTAGCTTTCTTTTTCTCTTGATTCGATTGCTTTTTCCACTCACGTAACTGATCCTTTAACCCCTTCATTTCCCCATCTCCCTTTTCAAAATAAAAAGGACACCTATTCGTAAAACAGCCATAATTGCTGCTTTCATGAATTGGTGTCCTCTAGTTTTCTAGCCGGACTATATTCTGTTTGCATTCACTTTAAAATACCAGCTTGTACAAAAATATTTCTCCAAGCTTTATTCACTTGATACTTTTCCACATCTTTTGCACGACGAGCAATTGCTTTTCGAATTTTTCTTTTCTTCAAAGCTTTCATTCTCTCAGCCTCACTTTCTATTTCATTAGTTCTTTGCAACCTTCAAGAAAGTCAATAACTTCCTGAACATGCTCCTTTGTTGCCATACTTTCCAATACGTATCCTGCATCGTTATAAACATTAACCTTATTTCCTGTGAACTCCATTCCACACATTCCATCTGCACCTAATAGCTTTACGTTATCTTCCATTCTTTTAACCTCACTTTCTATCCAAAGGATTATTTTGTTAAAAACCCCGAAGATATTTTCTTGTCAGTAAAATTTTTCTGATAATTTCATTTGCTAGGAAAATAAGGATTATTAGTTTCATACATCAAAATACTTATACATATTCATTACATACAAAATGTTAATTTTGTATGTTCCCTTATAAAATTAAACTTAAGAAAGGGTGATAATATAATGCTTAAGTTTTTTCTAACCTTAACTGCTAAAAACGATCAAACAATAACATGGAAGAAATACTATTATGAAATTGTTAAAGCTATGATCATTTATAAATGAATCGAATATATTTCCATGAGATTCAATCAAATTTTATTGAACAGATTTACAATCCTTACTGAATAAAACTCAATATTCCGTCAATACTGTAAACAACCCATTAAGTTACTTTCTCCTTGTTCCCCCTTGGAGAACCGAGCAGTTAGCTTTTGCTAGCTGCTCTTTTAATTTTTAGGAACTTCAAATTTCGCTTTCAATCGTTCATAAGTTATTTTTTCCTGTTCTTCTCGTTTTCTTTTATATTCCTCTTGTTGTTTTTGTTGTTCTAATCGTCTTTGATTCTCATACTCTTCAATTTCTTCATGAGATATTATTCCTTTTTCATGCAATGTTTTTCTTAACCAATCCTTTTTTAATATATAAGCTCTAGCGTTGCCTTTACTGTAAGCATGAATTTCACTGTGATCATCTTCGCGCCATTGCTCAACTACAAAGATTCCCTTATCCTTTGTGACAATCGTAATAGCTTCAGCAAATTGAGCCATGTGTGTAAAAGCTATTTCTTTTCCGATTAAATCTTCTTCTTTATCAATAAAGTACATTTAACATCTTCCTTTTCTACAAAATGAAATTTTTGTATGAAATCTTGATTAATCTTCTGGTCCTTTGCGAAAAACACAGTTCCTTTTTTGCTATTTGTAAACTCTGTAATTCTCTCGATTTTATGATTCAATGTATCTTTATTGCATTGCAATTCGTTTATCCATTTTCGATACATTTTATTTTCTCTTACCATCCGTTCATTTTCGTGTTTCAACTTTTCTAATTCAGTCATTTTTTCATCTCTCATTTCTATGCAAATTTTTATACTAATCTCTTTGCTACTTCATAAATGACTGGTACAGTCACTGAGTTTCCTGCCTGTTTATAAAGCTGACTATCCGAGTTAACTTCCCTAGCCTTATCAAATGACCAATCCGGAAACCCTTGAAGTCTCCAACATTCTCTCGGTGTCAATCTCCGAATTCTATAAGGTGGTTTATTTTCAATTGTTGCTTGGTTGCAAGATGTATCTAATGTTTGCGCGACCCCTTTGCCAACTCTTCCTCGTCTTGTCTTACTATTAGGAACTGAATAATTAATACTGTCACCGATATTCGCTTCTGCGTACCCTTGTTTCGTTGCTTCTTTTACATAAACAACTTTCGGCTCATTTCCATGCGTTTGTGCTCGCAATGTTGGACAAATAGAATGCAATTTGTGCTCTTTATTCCTTCTACCTTGATCATCGAGAATCATTACACCATGTCTATCCTGCGCCGTTAATGTAAACATCGGTTCTCCAGGTTCTTTTATTCTTCTTCCGTTCTGTCTCTTTTCTGCTCGATCAGGTGTCAGGACTGGTTGAACAATTTTTAGTCCCTCACCTTTATTTGTTGTTAATGTAGGTGACAATCCATCAAAGCTATATACATTTCCATTCATTCCGTTACCAGATGGATTGATATTACCTACTTGCTTAACACCAACCGTTTCGTAGCTTCTTCCGATAGGAAATACTTCTCGTCTACTTCGTCCTCTAAGATGTCCAACAATGAACACCCTCTCTCTATTTTGTGGGACTCCGTAATCTTTGCTGTTAAGTACTTGCCATTCTGCATCATACCCCAATTCATCAAGCGTGGAGATAATTGTTCTAAATGTGTTCCCTCCGTCGTGATTGAGTAAGCCTTTGACATTCTCAAGGAATAAATATTGTGGTTGGATTTCTTTGGCGAATCTAGCAATTTCAAAGAACAAAGTTCCTCTAGTTTCTGCGAATCCCAATCGCTTTCCGGCAATACTGAAGGCTTGGCAAGGGAATCCACCACAGATAACATCGACTGTTCCTCTAAATAATCGTAGATCGTCGTCTGTAACGGTTGTAATGTCATGTGCCGTCCACTCTCCTTTTGTGTTATGAATTGCTTCGTATGATTTCCTAGCAAACTTGTCCCATTCTACATATCCCAGGCACTTATGACCTGCTTGTTCCATTCCCATTCTAAAACCGCCTATGCCTGGCGAATAAGTCTATAAAAGTAAGACTCATATCACCACCTCGCTTTCTAATAAAATAGCGTTTTTGTTCAGTTTTCTGTTTTTATTGGTACTAATTCTAATTGATACTCACTTTTCGGATAATGTTTGAATTCTGTCCATCGTTTTAAATCCGTTATAAGATTATCTAACGTATCAAAACATCCTGAAGCCCACGAACCCATGCTACTTCCCAAAAGCGAATACTTTCCTGTTGATGGGTCTTTATATATGAAATGTGGCGCGCCTGAACCTGTAACAATTACGTCTCCCACCGAATATTTCTCATCTTTTTCTTGAACTTTGATATTAACTTTCATTTTCTTTCCTCCTACGTTTTAAAATAACTATTTTGTTCTATTTCACTTCACTAATAATGACTAGCACTCTACCTTCCATGTTTTCAATCCAAGAGTACACACAACCCGTTTCATCTAATACCGCTTCTAAACGTGGCAATACTTCTTGTACATCCTCTTTCTCAATAATCGCTTTTCCTTCACCAACTAATAAAGCATCTAAATATTTTTTTAATTTGTTCATGTTTACTTACCTCCATTTTTTATAAAATAACGCTTTTATTACAATTTATTTAATGCTTCATCAATCGCTCGCTTAACTTTCTTTTTGTCTGTTCCGTTATTAACGTCATACTCGAAATTAAACCCACATTTACAAGTACGCTTAACTATATCGTCATCAACTTCTAATGTACCTTGACCGTTACCAACAAATTGATTACCACATTTGGGACAGTCGTTAATAAGTGGCGATATTCTCAAAAAATCCATTGCGTTCATTTTTCATATCTCCCTTTCTTAATAAAATTCAAATTTTATATTAATTTTTTATAAAGATTGATAAAATATATTCCCTTCACCCAAAAACCCTTATATACTAAAAGTGCAAATGTTATATTTGCCAACATTCCATTTTTTTGTACGACAACCTTTTGATTGAAGGCTAGGTGAAATCCTAGCCTTTTTTCATTTCACATCAACACGGTTTTGACTTGCTTCCCGACTAAATCCATCCGGATATCTTTTAGCTAGTTTTGCAATATTCATTTCAGCAATATCTTGTAACGTATATCCCAGTTCGTGCGCCATAATTGATACATAATACATAATGTCTCCAAGTTCTAAAGCTAATTTATAAGTGTTTCCATCCTCCTCTCCTGGACAATGCGATGGTTGGAAACCATGTCCATGATAAATTGCTTTTTTAACAATATCAGCAACTTCACCAGCTTCTCCTGTAAGCCCTAAAGCTGCATTTGAAACACGTCCTCCAAAATCAGTTTTGTTATTCCAAGTACGTAAAGTTGCTTCCTGATAATCGTTTAATTCACCGATTGATAAAATGCTTGCAATCTGTAAAACCGTAGCTTCTTTTATAACCTGTTCACCTTTTCTTGCTTCACTAATTAATTTAGTTGCTTCCAATACACCGTTTTCCATAACTTTCATTTTCATCTACTCCTCTTAACTAATATTTTTATTTTTGGACTTAGCTGGTGTTGTAGCTGCTTTTAACGGGTCCCATCCATAACTCAATCTAGATCTGAAAGTACTTACACTTATGCCATTGGATTCAGCAATCTTAACAAGTTCCTTCCTGTCCATTTGTTTACGCGTCGGAATACTTGCCGCATCTTTAGGATCCCAACCATTATTTACCCTGCTATAAAAAGTACTTGAATTAATTCCATTTTTTTCAGCTAACTTTAGCCATTTATTGTGTTTCCCCTCGCCCATATGCCAATATGTTCTTGGTGGTGTCGTTAATGCTTCTTGCAATTCCCAACCGTATCTGTACATCCTCATGTAAAGAACTCTTCTACTAATACCATTTGATTCAGCTTGTTTATATTCCTCATCAGTTAACCAACGATTGAAAGCCATCAATTTCCCCTCCTAATCGAGTGCCAAAAATTCGGCTCTGTTACGGTTCGAATAAGTTATCCTAATCTTCTGAATACCTTTCCCATGCTCTTCTATAGCTGCATTCCAAGCTTCAACTTCAGTCTTAGCATCAAAACAATCCAT